TCCATTTAATATGAAGTACATCCCATCAAAGCAAATTGATGGCAACTACGGTGTAGATGTTCGTTACGGCATTATGTCTGGTATGGATCCAAACCGTGCCATCATTGCTTTACTACAAATGCGTTCAGATAAACTCGTATCTCGTGACTATGTACGTCGTGAGATTCCTATGGAGTTAAACGTAACGCAGGAGGAACAACGTGTCGATATTGAAGAAATGCGCGATTCTTTGCGGGTGGCTGTTGCTCAGTATGCTCAAGCCATTCCAGCCCTTGCAGCGCAAGGTCAGGATCCTTCGCAGATCATCACACGTATTGCAGAAGTTATCCAGGGTCGCCAAAAGGGACTCCAATTAGAAACTATTATTGGTAAGGCATTTGCGCCAGAACCTGTGCCAGAGATGCCAGTAGCACCAGAGATGATGGGTGCACCTCAAGTTCCAGCAGCGGGAGCACTCCCTGCCCCTGCCTCGCAGCCAACTCCAGAACAACCAGGAGTTGCACCCGCTGCTGCTCAACGTCCAGATATAGGAAACCTACTAGCCGCCATTGGCGGGGCAGCATAAAGAGGGGGTGTAAATATGAACAAAGGATCACGTGCAGCAGCACCAATGTCGAAGCCAACTGAAGGCAAGAAGGATACTTCTAAGCCAGCAGGTGGCAAGGTAGTACCATCAATGATGCCAGCAGGTCGTCGCGGCAACGCGGTAAAAAAGGGATAATATAATTCTAATGAAAGGTACTGGGCGTGGATAATAATAACGATGTTCCGCGTCCAGTACACTTCGCTGATTTCTTAGTTACCCTTTCAGGATTTGCACACAACATTGCATCATCTGTATCTACATTTACAGAAGAGATAATGGAAATAGCAATCTATAACGCTAATAGAAACTCTAAAGTCAATAAGGCTTGGGAGCAATTTACAAATGATTTAGAAACGATACAGGAGGAAACCGATGGCAGATAACCCAATCAGGGGCGTATCAGGTCCTGGCAAATTCTCTGTACGTACAGATTTACCAGCATCACAAAATTATGGTGACCGTAAGGCTATGCAGGAACAAATAGCAGGAGCACCTACCGCTAGAACACCAGATGTTCGCGGATTACCTGCAGGTCAAGTTCAGGCTGCAGCACAACAGGCTCCAGCACGAGAAGATGTTGTTGGTTTATTTGAGCCAACAAGACGACCTGAAGAACCAATTACAGCAGGCATTGCTATGGGAGCAGGACCAGGGCCAGAGGCCCTAGGTATGCAATCACAATTTGCACAAGTCAAACTATCTGACACATTAGCAAAGATGATTCCATATGACACAACAGGTGAAATTATAATCCTGTACCAGAATGCACTAGCGCGAGGAAATTAATGGCTGAGAATCTAAAAGCAGCCGCAGCAGCAGCAGGTCTTTCTGACAAAGAACTCAAGGTCATCGAGTCTTTTAATAAGGCACAGACTGCACACAGACAACTTTCTAACCTACCTGCTAATGTGGCTAACACAGTATTTACTACTAAGTACACACCAGCACAACAAGCAGATCTTGTTGCTAAGTATGGAACAGAAGACCCAGTAAGCAAGCCCAACCGTGGCTGGCTAGGTACTGCTTGGCACTACACAGGTGGAGCAGTTGCTGCAGGTTTTGGTAAGACACTTGCTGGCTTACAGAATGTTTCAGATTTTTCCACACGTGTATACCGTACTGGTGCTATTGCTGCTATGGAAAACCGTAGTCTTGAAGATGCTTGGGATAGAGCAAACGACAAAGGCGACAAGATATTTAACAATGACCGTATTAACAAGGTCAAGGCTAAGTATGGCAGCGCTCAAGTAAACGTTGCTATGAAACTTGCTGCTGGTGAAGACATCGGTAAGTTAATTAAAGATGCAACTCCAGAGGAACTTACATACCTTCGTCTTGCACAAAAGACTCAAGGCACGCAACGTGGTGCAACTGAAGAACTAATCAGTGCAGACCAAGCAAACTTTAATGATGCTCTAGCAGAGGTAAATGCTGCTAAGTATTCTCCAGGTCGCCAATATGCAAACTTTATTGATGCTATTACTCCAGGTGATTTAGTCAAGAATGGTTTTGCATACAGGGCTGTATCAGGTACTATTGATGCTGCATATCGTATATTTGCAGATCCATTACTACTTGCTGGTAAGGCTAAACGTCTTATAGATGTTAGTAACTATGCACTAGATGTAGTTACTGGATCCACTAAAAATGTGGATAACTATTTTTCAAAGGCTAACAACGTAGCATTTTGGGATGAGTACGGTAAGTTGCTTGAAGGTTTCTCTAAGGCAAAAGAAACAAGAAACACTGCAGAGCAACTTGCTATTAGTAATCAGATGAAGATATTGGCTCCAGAGTTTGGACCAACGGTTATCAAGTCTTTTATTAATACATCTGATAACGCTGTTCCTATTACAGATGCACTTAGCGCTAAGGCTTTCTTCCTTAATACTAAGCAGACAAGTGAAATGATGACTGGTCAGATTGGTCGTCGTCGTGTATTAATGCCTACACTTAATGCAACACGTAAAGCACGTGTCAACTTTTTTACAACAGCAAACAAAATGTTTGATATTGATCGTGTTGGTCCAAAAGTTGTAGATGATACATTCTTTGGCACTCCAGCAACAGATGATGGAATTGCTAAGGCAGTCATTGACAATCAGCAAAAGATTGTTGCAGACCTAAAGGCTAATGCTAATCCTAAAGATGCTGCATACTTTTCAACAGCAATGATTGTAAAGCGCATTGACAAGTTTAAGCAGAAGTTTACTCCTATTCCATACGCTGCTATGGAAGGTTTAGATGTAATGGCAAAAGATGCAGATGTACAGATGTATCGCTTGGCACGTTTGATTATGCCACAGCGTGATTCTAAGTTGTTTGCACAGGCATTTGACAACGCTGATGAAGGTACACGCAAGGCTATGTACGATGGAATCTGGGGAACGATTGCAGACTTCCGTGGTATTAACCTTGGAGAGACTGGACAAAAAGTTGTACGTCTTGCTACTGGTAAGCAGAAGCCATCGTTTGCACTTACTGTAAACGGTCGTAACCCATCTATCCCAGCAGGATCTGATGAGTCTATTGCACTTGCTGCAACTGATTTGTCATCGTGGGTATCTGCTCCAAGTCTTATCGACGTAGATCGCCTTGCTGCAAAGAACACACTTGTTCAAAAGATAATGGGTATTTCGCATTCACAATTTGTGGAAAAGACAACATCTGCTTGGGTGTTCCTAACCCTTGCTGGACCACGTTATGCACTTCGTAACGCAACAGAAGATTTAATGGTGAACCTTGCTATTGGTAAGAATCCTTGGGGAATCCCAGTAGCAAAGCACCTATCAACACGCTTTCGTACAGCACGCCAACCTGGTAAGGGATTAACCAAGTGGGAAGGTCGCGCCGAGGATCCACTAGGTGTGATTATGCGTATTGTTAACAAGAGCGAATCTCAAAAGTATGCACAAAAGATGCAAGAGATTCGTGATCGCAACGGAGATATTGAAGAATATCGTGAAGTATTTGCTCAGGCTCTCGGCGAAGGTAAGATGAATCGCTTCTACAGGGCTATTGGTCTTGGCAAAATGATTGAGCGTGATGCTGCAATCCTTGCAAAGCAGATTAGATTTGGCAATATCGACAATGCCCTTGAGGATGTTGTCGAAGGTGGCAAGAATCTTAATACTGGACTTGACTATACAGAGCGAGTGATTGCTTATCAGAAGGAAAGTGGCACACGTGTTGCAGCACTTGAGGTAAATGTACCTAAGAATATCAAGCGCGATAAGCGTGGAGAGTCATACGGAAAGATTGATCCATTCCAAGATGAGGCAGCAAAGACAAGTTGGCTTCTTCGTATTGGGTACTATGCAAACGATGAACTTGCTACTTCGGTTTTAGCAAATCTTGATAACCCAAAGGTTGCTATTGACTCTGCACGTGAATGGCTTAAAAACAATCCACAGGTTTCTAGTCGCTTCCGTTGGAAAGACTACGATACAGACGAACAAGGCCACGCAGAAAATCTTTACGAGGCAGTCAAGCAGGTAATGGTAAAGCAGGACGGTACTACTATTAATACCGACTTGTTAAATCAGTTCCGTTCCTATGACCCAGTGCGACAGAGGTATTTTATCTCTGGCAAATTGACATTGGATGACCTACCTACTAACCGTACTGATGTTCCTGACTATATTAGTGGTCCTAAGTTGATTGCCGTCTCAGAAACTGGCAATTACACGTCATCTATTATGGAACTTGGCTATAAGTGGCTAGGTGAATCCAATGCTCGTATGTCACGTGAACCTATTGTTCTCTACAATATGATTCAATTCCGTAAGCAGTTAGAAGATACTGGTTATGAGAAGGCATTTATTGATTCCTTTACTCGCGGTATTGATCCTGCGAACACAAAGGCTATCGAAAAGGCTACACTAGGTGCAGAACGTAAACTTGCTGAGATCGTAGAAGATCGTGCACGTTTACAAACACTTGCTTATGTAGATAATCCAATGGTTCAAAGCCAAATGGCTTTCTCAATTCGTAACTTTGCACGCTTCTATCGTGCATCTGAAGACTTTGCACGACGTATTACACGTGTTGTTAAGTACAATCCAGAGGCAATTGTTAAGGCAAGCCTTACATACGAGGGTATTACCCACTCTGGATGGATTCAAGAAGACGATAAGGGTGAGCCATACTTTGTTTATCCAGGAATGACACAGGTTTACCGTGTTGTTCAGGGTGTAATGCAGGCATTAGGCGTACCAGCAGAGTTTAAGGTTCCATTCCCAGTGGAATTTGGTGCAAAGGTCAAGATGTTAACACCATCTTTGAACCCAGACTCACTGGTTCCTACATTTGCTGGTCCATTATCAGGCGTATCGATTAAAACTTTTACTAACCTTGTGGGTATTTGGAGTCCAGGATCTGCAGATACGATTACTCGTCTAACACTTGGACCTTATGCTGAAGATCAGTCAATGCTTTCGGCATTCCTACCAGCACACGTTAACCGTATCTACTCAGCAATGAATCAAGATGAGCGTGATGGACAGTATGCATCAGCGATGCGTAAGTCTATGACTTATCTTGAGTCTGCAGGACACGGCTTAGAGCAGAAGTACGAGATGATTGATGGAGTAGAAACTCCTATTGCATTTACACCACAGGAACTTGAAGACTATCGCGTACGTTTGAAGAACACTACGCTAGGTATTTTAGGTCTTCGTGTGTTCTTTGGCTTCTTTGCACCAGCATCACCACAGGTACAACTACGTTCAGACATCACTGAATGGGTTCGTGACAATGGTAAGGCTAACTTCAAGCAGACTTGGTACAGCGTACTTAACCAGTACCCAGGAGACTACGACGCTGCAATGAAGCGTTGGGTTGAACTGTATCCAGATCAGATTCCATTTACTGTCAGTGAGTCAGACCGTACAACAACTGCATACTTCCGCTATGCAGAAGAGTCAAATGCTTTCGTTGAGAACAACCAACAGTTGTTCAAAGACTATCGCCAGGGTGCTGCATTCCTTATTCCACACAAGGCTGGATACTCTTGGGATGCATACAAGACTATGACAGATATGGGTCTACGTAAGAACAAGACTGTTACAGACTATCTACGTGAAGTACAGACTGCAGCAGATCTACAGACTTACTATGATCGCAAGAATACGTTTGAGAAGTCTTTGACTGAAGTTGGTACAGACTTTGAACGCAGTCGCTTACGTCAAGAATGGAGTGATTGGTCAAGGCTGTTTAAGGCTGGTCGTCCATTAGTACAAGAGGAAATATCACAAGGTGGTCAACGAGCCATTCAGCGTGTTACTGCTCTTAATGATCTACGTAATATGCTTGATGATGAGAATGCATACAAGGCTGCTCCTGCAACTGTTAGAGCACTTAAAGAAATGCTTTCTGTGTATGACAAGTTCCAGGAAACAAAGAAGACAATCTCCAAGATTCCTGGTAGCACTTATCTAGTAGACACAGAAGAAACCTCTACACTAAATAAGTTACAACAATTATCTAAGACAAATGAGAATACATTAAGTGCGTATAACGTACTATTCTCAAAATTGATGGGAGAATAACGTGAGTATGATGTATGGTTCACCTGACGCAGCAAGGGCTGCAGCAACTGCTCCACGTACTCAAGGACAAACTGCTGGAGAAGTAGATCTTAAGACATACATCACTGGTATTGCCAACAGTGGTCCAGAAGCCATCAAAATCTTTTCAGAAAAACTTAGCAAGACACCTTACTATCGTGGCAAGGCTGTTACTAAATTAACTCCTAAGTTACTCAAGGCAGTTTCCGATATGGAAAATGCTCGCGTAATGCTAAGAGATTATCGCGGTGATATTGACCGTACTGCTTTTCTTGTAGAATCTATTGGAGAATCAGGCTCAGGTGGTTCTGGTGGATCAGGTGGTCCAAGCACCACCGTTCAACGCAGAATTTCTACGCAACTTGAAGGCCGTACTGTTATCAACAAAATCTTTGAAGATCTACTAGGTCGTGGTCCAACAAAGGCTGAGTTTGATAAGTACTATTCACAGATGACTGCACGCCAGAAGGCAAAGCCTCAAGTTACTACCTACTCTGGTGGTTCAACAAATGCCATCACTCAAACTGGTGGACCAGATGTAGAAGAATTTTTGTTCCAGAAAATTGCAGGAACAGATGAAGCAAAGTCCAGAAAAGTCTTTGGCTTTTATGATATCTTTAAGCAAGCGTTAGGTGTAGACTAATATGTCATTAGAGCAAGATATTCAAGCAGCCAAAGATGCAATAGCAAAGACCAAGGCTGCTGAGGCTAAGGCTGCTAAGGACAAAGAAGCAGCCGCAAAGAAAGAAGCAGCAGGCCGCGCCAAGGCTGAAGCAGATGCTAGAACTGCAGCACAGCGCAAGAAAGATGAAGCGCTACTTAACAGTATGATTGCAACTCGCAAGAAGTTGATTCAGTATATTGCTGATCCTGATACTTCTGCTCGTGATAAGGCTGCAGCCGAAGTAAACCTCAAGGGTCGCAACGGCAGCCCTTCTCTCGATGCAAGCATCGCTAAACTTAGCAAGTCACTTAACATCGCTGTTGAGGGTGGCAAGATTATTAAGCGACCAATGAGTGTTCCATCTGCTGCTGTGTACGACCCTAATACAAAGGGCTGGACTCGTGGCAACGAGAACTGGGATGCATCAGGTAAGCGTGTTACTGAAGATGCTGCAACTCCTGCTACTCCACCAAAGGAGCCAGGTGCTGGTTATGTAACCAAGGGTGGCAAACTATTAAAAGATGGCGCTACATTCTCTGGTACATATCAGGGTAAGGTTTACAAGAACGGTGTAGCAACAGGTAATGCACCACAGACTAGTAACCAAACAGGCGGTCAGACTGGTACACAAACCAC